TAGAAGCAAGACCCATTGGTTGATAGTATTTCAACACTCCAGTTACTTTATCCCATGATGCCACGTAACCAACAGCAGTTGATCCAACACCAACTGTCTGTGTTATTTCGGAGTCAACTGCATATGTTGTTGCAGTTGTAAGTCCTCCTAATTTCAAAGCTTTTAATCCACTAACAATGGATGTATCAAGTAGTTCAGTATCACTACCAAAAACAGTAGGATTCTTAAGAATACCAACCCTAGCAAAGTCATTACCTTCAATGATATCTGGGTTAGTTTCTAATGTTTCAAATCTTGCGTAAAGAAGAGCTCTATAAGCACCCAACTCTCTATAAATGTCATATCCATGACCACCTTTTGGTGGAACAACAACATTGAATTGTGCTATGGATGTTGTACCTATACCAGTATTGGTTAAGTTAGCAAGAGGACCACCACTTTCACTGCCAGGAGCGCCTGGGAAGAACTGAAGAGATCCATGAGTGTATCCTGTACCACCATCGGTAACAAACACCTCAGATACTTTTCCGAAAGAATCTACAGTAATGGTTGCTTTACCATCAACACCATCTCCCAGAATAGGAACATTTGCAAAGGATGTAGAGATAGGCTGATAACTTGCACCCCTATCATTAACTACAACAACTTCAATTTTACCATCAATTGCATTATTTTTAGTAGCAATTGTTTCTCCAGTCTCACCCCATTGTTCTGGAACGGGGATATATTCGATGGAATCAAACTTTACGATTTCCGAAGGTTTAATCGTGTAAAGGTATTTCCAAACATAACCGTCGCCACTAGTACCAGCTGCCCTAGGCTCAAGGTCAATAAATGTGGGTTGGTCATACGAAGGCCTACCCTTTGGGTTCTCTGGATCTGATCCATTTTGTAAGCACACATACACTTTCAAGTCTTCATTAACGACATAATAATTTGCCTCATAGAGACTACCCTGACTTGTAATTGGAGTCAAGTTGTATATGTTATAATCATGTCGATACATTTCATATGTAGTACCTGCCACCCACTTAACCTTTCTCACCAATCTACGAACATCCTTGTCCGTGATTTTCTTCATTGCAATAGTTGATTCCTTAATGGAATACTCTTCTTGGAATCCATCTAAAGGAGATGGAGTGTTAGTAGCCCAAGTACTTGTACCACCAGCTTTGGGTTCAATTGAATTAGGTAATCCAAGAAATGCATAATACTTATTTACAGTCGATCCCACACCAACAAAACTTTTAACAAAAGTCTCGGCGTTCAGAATCCTGAATTGTTCAGAAATAATGGCAGGCATTTTAAGCTAGTGGTGTTTTTTTCTTTATTTAGTGGTTAAGTTAGAGGTTTTATTCTGGAAACCACCGCAGCAGTGGATAATCCTGTTAATCCATTGTCTGGATTTACCAAGAATTCTTGTGGAGCACCAGCTCCTCTATTCTGATATCCGTAGATTTGACCCCATGTATATTTACCGTAGAAGGTATCAATAAGAGTTGAAGTGACAAATCCCACTTGAATATCACTGTTATTATTTGGACCAGGCTGGAAGGCACATGTTACTGTTACTAAACCAGAAACAGAATCACCATCAGTTGCATATTCTACTCTGAATATACCACCAAGATTATCTCCAGCTGTAATTATTCCAACTTTATTCAAAGGATAATTATTAATTCCACCGATGGCAGTTGTGATTCCAGTCAATGCATGACCAACAACACAAGGACTATCATAAACTATAAAGTAATCATCCTTCTGCAATTGACTATAATTAATTCCCAAGGCATTAAGTGAAGAATATCCATATCCAAGGTTAGTATTATCATTGAAATCAGACTTCAATGTGAATTGTAACCTAGGCGGAATAGTAACACCTATACCAGGCATCCAAGTATTAATACCAACAATAGTACCAAAATCACCTCTGGTTCTAAGTGAAAGAATATCTTCCTTCTTAGTAACATCGGATTGAACTAAAGATGGAGGGGAACTTCCAACATCATATCCAAATCCACCATCAAGGATATTTACACTTGTTATGACACCAGCAGTAACCGAAGCAGTTGCAGTTGCTCTATTGACTATTGGATCTGCATAGAAAGCAGTTGTTCCAGATCCTACAGCAAGAACTCTTCTACCCTGACTTGGACCATAATTGGTCGATACAATATCCTTAATATTATTAGGATGATTTACTACACGACCATTCCAATTGATTAGATCGAATGAATAATAAAGACTACCAGTAGTACTTATTCCAATGTAGATACCATCGATATACTTAAGAGTTCTAAAATCAAATGTAGCAGGATGAATTGCATTGTTATATTGTTGCTGACTCCAAGGTTCCCAGTAGTTCTTATCGGAAGAAACTCCAATAGTTCCATTATCTCCAACTGTGATGAATCTATTTCCATCGTAGATAATATCGTTCAAATTATAATTTGTATTACTTTGTTTTGGAGACCATATAGTTCCATCATTGGATGCAATTACAGCACCACCATTTCCAACTGCAATAAACTCTTGTTGAGCATAAACCAATGAATTTAGATCCTGTAATGTATTAGAGAATCTACTGTAGTATGAATCACTAGTAACACCAGTAGCAGTAAAGATAGATCCAGCAGCACCAACTGCAACCCAAGTATCTCTCGATCCTTCCCAGAGTACATCATTGAAACTACCAGCATATTCACTTACATAAGTTACTGTCAAATTCAAAGCAGGAACTTGTCTCTCTTCCTTAAGATCCATTTCCTTCCAAGTGGTAATACTATTACCAACACCCATTGCTCTTGCAAGACTTCCAAATTCTCCAGCAGCAACAACATGAAGATCAGTAGGAGCAGAATATGTCCAACCAACGCCAACGGCATTGAAGGAAACTGTTCCACCAAATCCAATACTTCCTCTTTCCCAGAACTCGCCACTCTTAGTATTAATGTATCTACTACTACTTCCAACGGCAAGGAAAGGTTCTTCTGTAGTAAATGCGTTCCACTGGACATCATCAGTTACACCAGTTATTCCATCAAACTTCCAATCCTTAATAATATCCTTCTTCTTAATTGCAGAATTAGATATTGAAATTATTGGATTAGTGAGATAACTATATCCAGATCCACCACTTGTAATAGTCAAGGATGATATACTAGAAGAAGTAGAAACTAGAGAAGTAACAATGCCTGGTTCAATATCATAGTCTTCAAAAATCTGTGCATTTCTCTCAGATTGTGTTAATAGGTCAATATCAGAGAATACTGGATATGCATTATTAACCCAAATGATATTATCACTACTACCCACATTTCTAATAATTCTAGTTGTAGGAACAATCCTAGCCTTTAAACTTGGTCTTGCCTTAGAAATTAGAACACCAGAAACAACCTTATCTACCTTCTGTTTTTCCCACGTAATTGGTCTCTCAGCAGTTTGATTAGTATCAATACCGATACTATCATATGCAGCAGTTTCTAAAACATCAGAAGCAACAATTCTCTTACCTGTTCTTGGGAACTGATCGATATCAAAGATATTATTTTTATTTTCTTTGATCTGAACAATATCACCAGCCTTAACGGTCAATGGTGGTTCAACTGTTTCAACATCCCTCTTAGATCCTCTAAAGTAGAAGATAGAACACTTGGAATTGGGTTTTGGTGGTTCAGTAAATACGATTCTACTACCCTTAAAGATATAAGCAGATTGGGGAGTCTGTAGAATATCATTCATGTAAATGAAGATATTGTTAGTGATATCCATATCACTACCAGGCAAAGTCTTAAGACTCAATATCTCAGTAGTACCACCCGTTGTAACAGATAAAGTAAATTTCTTACGTATTCCATTAAAGTATGCAGAAATACTATCAAATAGTATAAACTGTCCCATATAGAAGGATGAGAAGTCATCATTCTCTAGATCAGTTACACTTAACTGGAACTCTGTAAGAACACCGACTCTAGGGTCACTTGATAGTCCAGCAACTGTTAATGCCTCAGTAATCTTATATCCAATTCCTTCTTCAGTTAGATTGAACTGACCAATATTACCATCAACATTAACACGTAAATCAACTACACCATTTGTTCCTATTCCACTGCTACCACTAATATACTCTAAAGGTAGGTTAAAGTATGGATCTGGTTCAACAATCTCTAAATCTATTGGTTTATCAATTCTACCACCTCTCTTGAAGTTGGCATATTCAGTAGTTAAACCAAGATTAACTCTTACACTACCACCATCAATTCTTTCTAGAACATCTACTCCAGAATATCCATCACCAGTAGAAGATGTTACTCTCTTACCGTGGAACATCTGACCACCTCTATTGTAGTGGTGAACACAAGTTGATATACCAACATTAACGACATATTCAGTTGGAGAAAGAATCTTATCAATAAATGTTCCTCCAGAAGCATAATCAGATCCACTTACTGAATTATTAACAAGTCTAGGAGCAACAATAGCACCTTGAATTGTTCCACCAGTCTTATAGAATGTTGGTACAGTAGATACACCAACGTTCATTTCTACTTTAGTACTACTGATAACTCTAGTAACCTTAGTACCATCAAACCAAGGATCTCCTTTCTTAGGATATGCGTGTGCCTGAACATTACCATCTCTAGTACAAGTGAATGTTAAAGCACCTTGTTCATACTTAAAGTTAGTTCCAGCAGTGAAACTATGACCAGCACCAACTGTCATTGTCATAATACCGACAACTTCATTATAAGTTGCAGCAGAAGCGGTGTAAGTAACAGCAGTTGTTGTACCTACATTTACACTTAAAGTATTTGGTTCAGATGTATCAACAGTTAGTTTAGAATTATGGGCTGGGTCTGAAGAACGAGGATACTTATGTTCGGTGGAGTTATCATCCATCGCACAAGTATATGTTAGAGAATCTGTAACAATTCCAACACTTCTACTGTAATCCACTCCATGTGCATTATCAGTTGTTAATTCAACCCATCCTGTAGAAGGATTGTAAGTAGCATTAGTAACATTTACTGGAGTTATTGTGGTTATACCAACATTAACTGTAATGGAGTTTGTACTATGTGTCTTAATACCTATCTCTTGATTATCGATAGGATCTCCAGTATTGATTGCCTTACCAACATTTAATGTTACAGTATTCTGAGTTGTTGCTCCAATTGCAACATTCTTGTTGTGTATGGGATCTGTTGTTCTAGGATATGAATGGTTACTAGCATGTCTATCCTTAGCACAAGTGAATATCAAGGAATTAGTAGCAATTCCAATATTATCTCCAACTACAAGTGCATGATTAGCAGAAGTTAAAGTTAATATTCCAGTTATTCCTGTATAAGATGCAGCAGAGACATCTAATACAGATCCAGCAGCACCAACATTAACGGTGATACTAGTTGCAGTAGTAGATGCAATAGAAATTACTTTTGCATTATATGGGTCAGTTGCACGAGGATATGCATGATCACTAGCATAATTATCCCTTCCACACTTGAATGTTATACCACTTGTAACGATTCCAACCTTAAGTTGACTATCAACTGCAAGAGTAACTGTTGCAGGATCAACCGTCATAGTCATAATACCAGTTGAACCATCATAAACAGCAGTGGTTACACCAGCATATTGAAGAGTAGATACACCAACATTACATGAAATAGTTGTTGCAGTTACTCCAGTAATTGGTATAGACTTCCTATGTTGAGGATCAGTTGTACGAGGATAAGCATGATTTGAAGAATGACTATCTCTTGCACAAGTAAATGTTATACCACCCGTTGCAATTCCAATTCCGCCAGGAGTTGAAGCTGTTAATCCATGACCAGATGGAACAGTAATTGTCAGAACACCTGTAGAAGGAATGTAAGTAGCGGTAGAAATATTTGTTGTTACTATTGTAGAAACACCAACATTAACTGTAATGGTATTAACTGTAGTTGCACCAATCGCAACGTTGGTCAATCCATGTACTGGGTCTGTAGTACGAGGATATGTGTGTTCAGTAGCATGAGCATCTCTAGCACAAGTGAATGTTAAAGAATCAGTCTTAATTCCAACAGTATCAGTACCAGCAATAAGACCATGAGCAGAGCCGAACGTTAGTACTAGATTACCTGTAGCAGGGGCGTAAGTTGCACCTGTTGGAGTAAATTTAGTACCTGTCCAAGAACCTTTATGGACTGCATCAGTATTTTCTGTTCCAGCAACGAATGTGTGAGCATAATCACCACCAGTAAATGCAGCACCAGCCAAAGAACTAACGTAAGTGTGTGCAAAGTTGCCACCAAACTCCAATGCGGATGATAATGCACTTGAGAACTGATGAGGATAAACTCCATCAACAAGAATTGCACCAGAATTAGCACTTACAAATGTATGAGCATATCCAGTTCTAGGATATGTGTGATTTGTTGCGTGATTATCTTGAGCACATGTAAATGTTAATCCATCAGTGGAGATACCTAAAGTTCCATTTGCCTTAGATAGTCCATCTGCATCTGCATTATAGAATACATGATTATAATCTCCACCAGAGTAGATTGAATCAGCAGTTGCAGAAATAAAGATATGATCAGATAGGTTTGAAGATGTACCAACATCAAGAGTGATACCAGTTGCACTGGTAGAAACTATTCTAACAGCAGTGTTATATGCAGGATCTGGGCCCCCAATAGCTGTTGCTCTTGGATAGAAATGATTTGTTGTATATCCATCCTTACCACAAGTAAATTTAAATGCACGAGTCTTTAATCTAACATTCTGACCCTTCGATAATTTGTGTGATCCTATAGTTACTGTAAGATGTCCAGTAGCTGGATTATATGATCCTGCACTCGGACTCCATGAAGTTATTGTAGAAACACCAACATTAACACTAAAAGTATCTTCTGTAGTGTCAATAACTGGAGTCCATTTGGCTACTACTGGATCTGTACTTCTTGGATAACTATGAACTGTTTTTCTACCATCAAGACTACATGTAAATCTTAGAGAATCCTTTGCAAATTTTACCCTATCACCCGTAGTAAATCCATGATTAGGTACAGTACATGTGAGAATACCAGTTGCTCCATTATAATAAGCCATGTTAATGGTATAATAATCAGCAGACTTTAGAGATTCTCCAATTCTTGGTGATTCAATTACAAGTTCTCCAGTGGAAGGAGTATATGTAGAAGTTGATATCGCATAAGTCTCTATAGTCGATACTCCAACATTTACTGTAAGTGTAGTTGCAGATGTTGATCCAATACCAACACTTAAGTTTCCACCATAAGGATCACTTGGTCTTGGATATGAATGTACAGTTCTATGTTCGTCTCTGGAACATGTAAATGATAGAGATCCTGTGTTGATTCCAATAGTATCAGATGCTTTCTTGAGTCCATCAGCAAGACCAAGGAAGAATGTATGTGCAGTAGTGTTTGTAGAAACACCTACAAATACAGAGAAAGTATTAACTCCTACATTGTAGATTGGTAACCATTGATTACTATATGGATCTGATGGACGAGGATATGAATGGGGTGCTGTGTAACCATCTTCAGCACACTTAAATGCAATTGATCCATCAACAAATTTAACGTATTCACCACTCTTAAACCCATGAGAAGCAATTGTAGGTTCTATTACACCAGTAGAAGGTGTATATGTAGCGGTTGTAATCGTGTGTGAAGAGGTTGAAGTGTAAGTATGACCAGATCCAACTGTCAATACTAGATCACCTGTTAGAGGGTCATATGTAGATGTTGATATTGATCTCTTAGCAAGTGTAGATACACCAACTCTTACTGTGAAAGTATTTGTAGATACAGTTGTAATTCCTATATTCTGTCCATAAACAGGATCAGTCTCTCTTGGATATGCATGTTCTGTAGCATATCCATCTTTAGCACACTTGAATATTAGAGAACCAGAAGCTATTCCAACCTTTTGGACTGATCTTAATAGTCCTCCTGTAGATGCATTTTCAAAGGTATGAAGATAATTACCACCACTAATAACTGCATCTGTTGAAACTCCAGTAAATTCATGATCATAATCACCACCAGTTATAACTGCATCAGCAGCAACACCTTGATTGGTGATAAATGTGTGTGTAAAGTTTCCAGCAGAAGTTTGACCAATCTGCACCTCAAACATCGTACCAGCAACACCAATTACGGGTATAGCTTTATCATAATATGGGTCTGTAGGTCTTGGATAGAAATGAACTGTTGAGTTAGCGTCCTTCAAACAACTGAATGCTAAAGAACCAGGCTTAATCTTAACAGAGTCACCAACAATAATACCATGATCTACAGTATCCAAAACAACTGTCATAATACCGACAGCAGGAGCATAATGAACGAATACTGGAGTACGTTTTACTATTGTAGAAACACCAACATTAACACTAATAGTTGTATCACCAACACCAGTTATAGGAACGGAAGTGTCATATACTGGATCTGTTGTTCTTGGATATGTCTTAATAGTCTGTTTTCCATCCATTGAACACTTAAAGTTCAATGAACTATTTGCAATCTTAATACTAGTTCCCTGAAGTAAATCATGATTTCCAATGGTCATTGTCATGATACCAGTGGAAGCTGTGTAACTAGCGTCGGTAACAGTATGATTAACTATTGGTGATTTTCCTACAAATATCTCAAAAGTATCAGTTGTCTTATTCTCAACAGGAATCCACTTATCACTAATTGGATCACTAGTTCTAGGATATGTGTGAGTGGATGCATATCCATCCATTGAACATTTAAATCCTAAAGAATTATCAATAACTTTAATAGTATCACCATTGGAGAACCCATGACTAGGTACTGTTATGGTTAAGATACCAACAACAGCGTTATATCTTGATGTGGTTATTGTATGTACAGAAGGACCAGATAAACCATGACCATTAACAGTTAATGATAAGTCTCCCGTAAGTGGGTTGTAATCAGCAGCAGTTGGAGTTGTATTACTACCACCAACAACCGATATACAATCAGTATTCTCAGAACCAGCAACAAATGTATGGTTATATGCACCACCAACTATAATTGTTTCTGGTAAAGAACTTACATAACGATGCGTATATGCACCACCTTTAAATATTGCGTTTGATGCAGATGTAACAAACTTATGTTCAAAATCACCACCAGTTCTTAAAGCTCCATCAGTTGCTCTGATAAAGGTGTGATCATATTCTCCACCAAATATCAAACCACCTGTCTTTCCACTAACAAAAGTATGTACAAACTGATCTTGAGGTGGAGCATATCCAACTTGAGCACTAAAAGTAGTTCCTGTAATAGCAGTTATAGGAACGGAAGTATTATATGTACTTGACTGTCTTCTTGGATAATAATGTGTTCCAACACCTGCATCTATTTCGCAGGTCATTCCAATACCAGTTAATACAACGTCTTTACCTACTTTAAATCCATGATTGGCAGAAGTGGTAACGGTCATTACACCCGTTGTATTATCGTAGTCTGCACCACTTAAATTAAGTCTAGGAGAATAGTCACAAGTAAATGCAATTCCACTAAAGACAACACAATCATCTTCTGATAAATTGTGGTTCTTTTTAGTAAGAACTGTTGCCATACCAGAGACGTTATCATATATGACTCTAGTTACCTCTACCGCAGGACTACTTCCAAATGTAACAGCAGTTCCAGTTGGTTGAATAAAGTCATCAGTAGATAATCCATGACCCTCTAATGGAACATAAGAACCAATACCCAAATGATGAGTATGAATTCCCACAGTTGTCATTCCAGCACCAATATTGACTTGGAAATTGACGTTATTTTCAATCTTGGTTATACCAAATACCCTTCTTGCATCACTTGGGAATGTTATATCCCCAATAGGAGTACTAAATGCAATACCAGCCAATCTTACTGCATTATTAACTGTTAATCCATGTGCATATTGAGACTGTACAGTTGCAATACCTGTGGATGGGTTATACCAAACATTTGCAATTGCAGTACTAATACCAAGTTCTTTTCCGTGAGCAGTTATGGTAGTAATTCCATCTGAAGGAGTTCCATCCAAATATGCGATTGATTTTGGTGTATAATATCCAGTTCCACCATGAACAATAGAGAATGCTGTGACGATACCAGCTTCCATCCTCTCCACTACACCACCAGTTACATAATTATGTGCGAAAGTAGAAACACCAACAAAACATTTAAATGTATTGGTAGTTACTCCAAGAAGATCAAATCCAGTTACATTCTTACCTTCTAAAATATGAGTATCGATACCAGATCTTACTGTACCACCAGCAACATAAGTTAAAGGTTGAGTACCAACTCCAGTATATACTCTTACCTCATTTGCATTATCATTATTAACAATAGGATATCCATCTTCTCTGAATCTAAAAGTAGAGATACCGTCAGTAACATCTACAGCTTGAACTAAAATACTCCTAGATTGGTTAGTACCAGTTCCAATATAGTGACCACCAGATGCTCTTATACTTGCAATACCAGTAATATAATCATACCCAAAGAAAGCAATATTTCTAGCAGCAGCTGTTGGAGTAAATGTAAATCCAGCACCAGTAATTCTTATCCTATCATCTATCTGATATCCATGAGCTGCATTTGTAGTAAATGTAGCAATTCCTGTAATATGATTGTATATTGCTGTAGTAATACCAACGGTAGTACCAGCATTAGTCCCCATCAGAGCAGTTACACTAGCTCCATATCCTTGAGAACTCTTAACAGTGATTTCAGGAACAGACCTATATCCTTGTCCCTTTCCAAGTACCTTACTAAATTCTATAGCACCAGTAGTACCAACACCAACAGTACCAGCTGCTTTTAATGGAAAATAATATCCAGCTCCAGTTTGAAGACCTACTTTTACAATTCTTCCAGCTCTAGGTACTCCACTTAAAAAATTAATCTTGTTTTCTGTGCTATTAACAACCTCGAAATCAGCCCCAGGCGTTTGTACAATATTGTTTATCAATACAAACGGATTATTATTAATATCAACCCCAGTATTTACGTTATTGTAGAGCGCAGATACTATACCTAAATTCTCAGTTAAAGTGAATTGGGTTCCAGCAACACCAGTAAATTCAAGAGCAATATCGTCTAAAATTACATTCTTATCTTGTTGCTCATATGGATCCAATTTTCTAGAGAATAATCTCCCAGAAAATGTAGAACCAGTCTCCAATCCAACAGGACCAGCTTTACCATATGGTGCGTCTGTGAAATAAATTGTATCATCTACAATATTGTAATCACCTGTAAAGACAGAATGACCACTACCTATAGTATGACTAGTTGATATTGAACCGAATGCTCCACGTTCAACAACAACATCAGAAGCAGTTGTAGTACTAAAAACTGGATAATATCCTATACCATTCTTGAATATTACTACATCCGATATCGTTCCAACGCCAGTAATGACAGGAAAGAATACACCCTCAATTGTGGGTGTCATTGTTCCGTCAATTTCTATTTTAGGTGGATCGGTCTTGGCGTATCCAACACCACCATCCAACACCTCAATTTTTTCTATTCCATAGTCGGAATTAAAATAAGGTCTTAGAAGAGCTCCAGATCCAGGCGTAGTCCTTGGCATTTATTACGTCCTATCAAAGAATGTTAAGAGAACTACTGCAATATACCCTTGCGGCTCCAGTACTATCTCTAATAATACTAAAGGTTAGAATATCGTCTGCACTTGTTGAAGGAGGAGGATTTCCACCAACCCAATGAATACCACCAGCAACAGGAATACTATTCACTTTAACTGCATCACCATAAGTAGCACCAACCCCTGCGTTATTAATCAAAGTAATCGTAGTAGCCTTACTATTTAACGCAGTTACATTCGTGAAATCCCAAGTTACAACTGATGTTGTTAGGCCTCCAAGAAGAACAGACCCTTGCGAAACATCTACAGTTAAAGTACCACCAACAGCTGTTAATCCATCTGTCCATTTACCAACTACTTTCTCAGTAATATCTCCATTTAAGTGAGATGTACCACTAAAAGTACTAACACCAGTAACTTGTACATCGCCCCTAACATCCAATCTAGAGGATGGAGCAGTAGATCCTATACCACAATAAGCACCAGCAGTAACAACAAAACTTTCGGAAGGTGTTGCTAATTCATTAGATGAAACTTGAAGTCCATGTGCATCACCTTTAGTAATAGCCCATATGGCTGGTCTTTCATTTGAATATGAAGCAACTTGTAACTGTGATGTTGGAAGAGAAGTTCCAATACCAACCATCCCGTCGGATCTAATCCTAAACATGGTTGTAGCATAACCAATCTCTATAGGACCATCAGCAATTGCACCAGGCTGTTGAATTGTTATCTTACCAACATCAGCATAACTGGTAGTTACAACACCACTAGTGTTAATATCAATTGCATTACTTACATTCTGAGCAGTTCCAGCGTATGTCGAAGTTGTTGCAATACCACAATTTGTAGAGTATCCAGCGGTACTAGCGTAAGATACGAAACTAATCAAGTTCGCACCATCTCCAAAGACTGTATAAACATCTTCAAAGTTGGAATTAATTTTGATTGTTCCTGCCAACAGGGTATCGCCTGTCCCATCATTAGGGGCCGAACCCGTGTTTATCCCTTGTCTAGCCATTATTTACAAGTGGTTTTTCTTTATTTATAGTTAATATGGAGGGTTGTCATCGTGAGTCGCTAATGTTGTTCCCATACGAGTAACAGAAGAGTTCATTCTCTTGGTATCGTAATAGAAATTATTATCAACAGTACTCTCAACATTTGCATATCTAGCCTTAACAAATGAGGTATCGCCAATTGACTTAACCTTCATCAACTCATCATCAATCTTAAGAATATCACCACCTGATAGAGAACTAATTCCACTGGAAATAACAATTCCCTGATCAAGTTTAGATATCTGAGATCCTATTCCTACACTGAGTTTTTTGTTCTTAATAGGAGTTTGAATGATATTATCAATCATAATAAGAGCATTCAATGTAGGATCTGCATACTTCAGAACATGTGTTCCTGTACCCAATCCAGTAAAGTCCATTGGAAGTGCAGTAGCAATTCCAGACAATCTAAATGTAACATCATCAATCTTCTGTACAAATACCCTATCAGGCATATTTGTAGTTCCAAGTTCAATTGGAGTCATATACAAATCATCAGCGGGTGTAGCACCTCCAATATATGTTCCAGCAATAGAAATTCTATTGGTAACTGCATATCCAGTTCCACCCTGAACAACATCAGCAGATACTACATCCAAATTAGCATCTCTAGTTATATTGAATGTAGCACCACTACCAGATCCATTATTTGTTGATGGTAAGTCATAATATGTTGTTAAGATACCAGTTCTTGTTCCTGTAACAGAAGTAACGGGGAATGTAAGGTTATTGGCAGGATTTGCACCACCCAAATGGGTTCCAGCAATACTTACAGTATCACCAACATCATATCCAGTACCACCTTTAATCAATACAACAGCAGTCGATATTGCAACACCACTTGTTTGATCATAATCAAATTTAACTTGGAATCTTGCTCCAGTACCATTTCCAGTAGTTATTCCAGGCAAACCACCATCAGGACTACCAAATCCATACCATCTATAGACGACTATGGGATTTGAAGTAACAGCAACACCTGTTACAGGGCCTGGGATTTGAACGTTATAACCATTCTCATACATGGCACTAGATCCAGTACCAGATGTAACAACAGACATAACGATGTCCTTTGTTCCTGCTGCCATGGAAGTAGTTGCAATACCAATTGCATCTCCACCCTGATTGTCATATATTAATTCTTGACCAGACTGGAAGTTGTGGCCCTGAATACTAATAGTGTTATTAAGTACGCTAACAGCAGTAGTATCAGAAGCACCAAATGATACTCTGAATACTGGTCTATTATCTGATCTTAACTTAAAGTCTCTATTTCCAACTAAAGTACCAGTTCTATCATGAGCACCAGTAAATCCCTGAGAGATATCATCCAATTTTAAGACCTTATTAGTCTTATTAAGAATGTAACTCTTAATTGGTCTTCCTTCTGGGAAATATATCCTCTGTACAGATCCATCATCTAACGCATCATCTTCTGTTACCATACAGAAGTTCTGCTTATTACCTAAGAATACTTCGTTATCAATATTGATTAAGAGATCAACCTTTTGATCTGCTGGTTGGACTCTCATGTTGTTGGATTTTGCAATACCAACATTTACAAGGTCTAATGAATTAGCATCTTTCTTAGAATCACTCGTAATAACCAAATCAGAGAATTCTAGGAATCCTGATGGGTGTAGAATAGATCTTACAGATTCTTTCCACTGATTATATGGAAGATCACTCTTAATTGAATAAGAGAACTTCTGATAGTAGAAGTTATCGGATAATCTTTGACCGAAATCATTAAGAATACCGAAATTCATATCATTCTTGGATACTTTATTTCTAGTAACTCCAAGTTTTGTTTTAACCTTGAATTTGGTTACATCTCTAACATTTCCTTTAAGATCCGATACCTCTCCAGTTAAAGTTTCTCCAGACTTAAGTATTCCTTTTGTATCTCTAAGTCTTAACTGGTTTAATCTTGTATTCCAACCATTTTCAGCAACATATCCTTCAAATTTAGATGAAGTTACCCTTTCTCCAGAAATATATTTTCCATCATCAATTAACTTCATCTCAAACTTAGCCATATCGTTGTAATTAACGATATAACCTAAAGTAAAGTCATCATCATATTCACCAAGAGTTACAGTGTTAATTCCAGCAACATTAGCCATACTGTAAGTTATGGTGTAGTTTGTTGTATTAACTCCTGTTACTGGGAAGAAATTATAGTCATAAATGTCTGAGTTGAAATTACTTTCACCTTGAGTTATTGAATCTGGTTTTAACCTACATCCTTCAATGAAAACTAGATCACCAATTGCGAATGGAAGACTAATATCAGTAGAAGCATATCCAGCAGTAATTGGTTTATTAAACTGAGGATCAAGAAGAAGTTCTACAGTTACATTAGTACCAGAATGTGTAATAGTATCAATATCATATCCATTAGAGTTCTTAGTAGTAATGATACTTAATGGTTCATTAAATTCATAAGCATTTTCAACAATTTCTACCCTATCAACAGATCCACCAACAACATGAGCAGCGATCTTAACCTTATCATTACCACGAACAGTTAAAGTTGGTGGTTGAGTATATCTCTTTCCACCTGTTGTCACACCAACAGAATCCATTCTAGCAATTCCATTAATATCTACAATTGCAGGAACACTAAGGAATGGTAGTAGTGTAGGATCAGTTGGATAATCAAATCCGTCTTTTATCCTCTCCAAATTATCAACTTCACCAATTTCAGGAGAAGATACTTTAACTATACCATCTTTACCTTCAGTACTAGCAAAACCAATAACTTTAGGTAATATTCTATAACCTTTGCCAGGGAAATTAACCTTAGTTTTAGCAATTGGTCCTCTAGCTGTAGAAGAGTTAGTTCTATAAGTTATTGTACTAACACCAACCCTAGAAACATACATTTGAGGTTCTGTAGGTTTCTCTGTCAAATTGAATGTAAATTCCTTAGAACCATTCCAAAGAACACTATGTTCTGCCTTAATAACAATCTTATTGAAAGTTACGTTATTTCTACCAGTAACTTCTGTATCTGAGATACCATAAAGTTTCCTTGCATCAGAAGGAACAACAGGTGTCAAGTTATAGTAACTCTTTCTTGGCCAATCAGTGTTAGATCTAATACTAACAGTAGCACCGACAGTGCCTGGAGTACCACTTCTAGTAATATTAAATCCTAAAGTACTATCACCACTTACATCCATTCTATTGACGAAATCAATATCCTCAAAGAAGTCCAACTGTAAATCAGCAAGAGTCAAATCAGAAACATCAAAAGTAACAGTATTACCTGTAGTAAAGTTTAATGCAGGATTAATTTTAGCAAGAGAATATGTACCAACCGCTACACTAGTAATAGTAACTACCTTAGCGTCATCTACATCTCTTCTATGCTTACATAATTTTATTCCACTAACATCTTCCCTTAGAATGAAATATGTTTCATTATCAATTAGTCCAGCTATAGCATTTCCACCTGAATAATATACAACTTTATCACCACTTTGGAATGTTGGATTATTAATTGCAATTTGAGTTAAATCTGCACTGAAATCATTATTATCAAAGGATATCTTTTCAGTAGTAATCTTAGCAAGAACTGGATCATATCTTAAAGTAACATTCTCAGTTGCAGTAGGTATTGCATCAATAGTAATTACATCACCATTTCGTAGATTATGATCAGTTTTAGTAGTTACCTTTCCATAATATCTCTCTACAGTAGAATTAACTCTTGGGAAGTTAGTAGTAAGAGAATGAGCAAATCCAACAACATTGGATAAAGTATAGAACCATATAGCATCTGCAGCAGTAGGGAATCCAACTGTGGATAATCCAATACGATCTCTACCCAAATTTACAGCATAAACATCTGATCCATTTTCCAATACTTGTGTTCCGATACCACTTGTTGATCCAACAGAAGTTTTAGCCCAAACAATAGATGTACCAGCATAACCAATATCATAGGTCAGTTTCTGACCAGTGGCAATGGTATGTCCCTTGGGCATATAGATTGATCTCTCAGGAACAAATCTATTCTCTATAGTTGCATTACCAGCAGTTCCCAATCCAGTAGCTACTACATCATAATGTGTTCCAGTTGATCCAATACCAAGTGTCTCTTTTGGATCAAAATAAACATGATAATTTTTCTCTGAAGTATATGTAATATCATTATTACCCAACCCAAAGGAGAATTTGGTTGGTTTTAAAACAACATTAGCAGTTCCTACTCCATGTGTTACAGCCATACCAACATAATATTCCCTCTTAACACGAAGTCTTGAATAATAAGGATCAATATCAAGAACCTGCATAGTTTCAGATCCAATACCAATAATATCGTCCTGCTCAAATCCAAAAGTATCTGTTACACTAATATACGTACAAACTCCAGTAGTACCAACATTTGCAAGTTCTATAGACAACCCAACGGATCTACTAATAACTTCTACCTTCTGAAGTCCATTAAAAGGTGTGAATTGTGAAGTTGAAATTCCAGAAAGATGTATCGTTTCACCATTAGCAATTTCATGTGGAACTGTTGTTATACCAACAATCTTATTACCAACCAACAATAGATCAGTTTGAGGAAAAGTGGATACACCAATCTGTACTGCATCAACTTCAGCACCTAAAACTTCAGAAACAACAATATTTGTTCCAGTACCATCTGTACCAGTATTGTCTAAAGTAAGACTATCATCTACCTTATAACCAGATCCTCTAGCAAAAATAGTTACTGATGATATTCCAGCAGTTTTAGTCTTAGTTACATTAAATCTCTGTTTATAAGTATCACTAATTTTGTCAATAAGATCATAATCAGAGTTTCCGTAAGAGAAATAATATGGACCAATATTTCTTGTTAGTTCATTAGCAATTACGGGATTGTCTTGATTGAAGAAGGTAATAAAGTTATCTTCAATTGGAAGATCCTTAAACTTAGTACCCATAATGTATGGATACTTAGGTCCAGCAACACCACTAGAATCAACATCTACACTATAGAAATATGCATATGTTCCATCTGGATATTGTGGGGTTATACAGTACCTTCCACCATATTCATCCAGATTTCCCGAATTATCATACTTAAAGTCATCAATAAAGTATCCCAGAGCGTATCCAGGCGGTCTCAGACCAACTTTAGACGTGGTATCGACAATATACCCAGTCGTTAGTCTTATGACACTACCACCAGTCGGATTCTCAAAACCATAAGGTCCATATATTGGATTACCGTCATAAGCATAACCTAATATTGGAGAGTGTTGTGGATTTGTAGATTGTTCTAAATTACCAGAATCAATATTATCACCAAGTTGATATCTCAACTTCTTAGGTGGATACATTGATACTGTTTGAAGTTGATACTCTGGGTTATTACTTGGTTTGGTTAGAAGTGAATCTTCATCACTAATAATATTCTCATTCTTAACAACCTGATTAACTTTCCACTCGTGAATATCAGCAATGAACTTAGCTCCAGTACCTCTGTTCTGTAAAGTTAGTATTGTATCACTACTTGCATATCCAACTCCTCCATCAAGGATCTGAACACCAGTTATTTTGTTATTTGTAATAACTGGAGCAACATCAGCAAATCTACCTTTAGGACTAGATACAATTATATCAGAATCTTCTCTAAATCCATTACCAGACGCAAGTATTTGAACATCTACAATAGAACCACTAATAATGATTGGTTTTAACAATGCTTCTGTAGTAATTGTCGATATACCAACATTAGGTCTTCTATGGAAATCTAAAATGTTAGTACAACCGTATCCAGTACCACCTTCTTCCAAATAAACACTTTCAATACTTCCAAGTACCTTTGGACGTATAGTAGGTTGAATAATTGTAGTAGATCCTATAGCAGATAGAGTTTCAACAGAAACAACAATAGGAGGATATTGTACTGTATGTTTTCCGCCAGCACCAACTCCCCGAATAGTTACATTTCTCTTCTTCTGATAGTTCTCAGGAGTTAATACAGTACCTATACCAACATCATATAACTTAAATCTATTATTATCCAATCTACCAATTGCATAATTGGTAGTTGTTACCAATCCAACAATTCCAGTTCCAGTGTGTCTGTATTCTACTAATTCGCCACTTTGGAAGTTATGATTAGGTGCAAAGATATAATCATCAGACGTACTTATACCAGACTGTATATCACCATCAACTGGTCTTCCAGGCACAACAACCTTTTTGTTGGAATAACCACTTCCAGGCTCTTTTACGTAGATCTTAGTAATTGTATTTTTTGCTTCAAGTGTTGTTAATCGATGGAAACCAAAACTAACAGATCCTAAATTAACTGTATTAATTCCAGCAATAGCATCTTGTGGTGTTGTGTGTAATTTAAGTATTAAATCGCTAACTGGGAAAGCATAATAAGTTGAACCACTTACTATGTTACCTACTGGGGTATTTCCTCTTGCATCATATACAACACCTTCACCTAATTCAAAATTATGTCTAGTTTCAAAATCAATAGTATCCGATGATGTATTGACTGATGTACCATCTGCTTTAAAGTTATTCTGAATTCTTCCTCTAACAAAGTTAGACTCCAAAACAGCACCAGCACCATTACCACCAGTAACAGATATCTTTGGTTTCTCTTGATATCCTATTCCAGGCGTTACAAGTTTAACATCTCTGAATGATCCCGTTACATTAGCATATGCAGATGAACCAGAACCAGAAGAATCGGTAATTATTAATGGAGGTCCATTAAGAACATCATAATTTTTACCAGTATCAGTTACTTCTATATTTGTTATATCACCATGAAATATCTGTTCATCAAGAACAGTAGGTGGGAATAACTCCACACCATTTCCCAACAATCCAATAGCTCTATTATCAATGTCTCTCTTGTTTGGATCATCAAAATAATTCTTTTCTCTTACATATGGAAATTTACGTAAGATTTTCTGGTTTTTAAGTGTTCTCTTTTCCCAACCAGACTTGTATATGAACTGGCCAGTAGTATTAGTCTTTACAGCAATATATTTCTTAGCAAATACGTCAGATCCACTATATGAAAGTCTAAATTCAGTTTCATTTACACTAGTAACAAAGTAAATACCAGTCTGTATTCCACTTAGAGTAGTATTGTCCCAATATACCTTATCTCCAGTTATATAATTGTGCTTAAATGCAGTATTAGCAGAAGGGTCAATAGATTTAATGGTATATGTGTATCCACCACCTAAAATAGGAGTTCCACCTTCTGTTTCCTCTATAGAATCAGATTTAACCCATACTTTATTATCTGTAGCAAAAATAGGGTAGTTTGGTAATCCAGAAGAAGCTACATAATTGAACTTTTCCTCTTGATCCAAATAAGTGTTTTGGATACCAACTGGATAATCATTAATACCAGTAAAATAGCCAGAATTATGAGAAGCCTTAATTACCTTCTTTTGTATCTGTACTGGATCAGCAGGAGGAGGTGATGAAACCTGAACAACAATGGTATTTGAGAATTTCTTCTGTACATTTGTTGAAGCAAACTCAATATCTTTAATAATAACATTAATTGAATTTCCAGACTGATCAGATAAAGTTAATTCCTCATCAACATAGAAAACAATAGCGTCGAATAATACAATTCTATAGGTATTGATGTTTACCTGATTAAATGACGAAATTGTATGAGTAGAAGGAATATTATAGATCCAGTTATTAAACTTTGGATCATCTCCCAAATCTTCACCAAACGAACTCAACTTCATTGAGTCACCAATCATCATATTTGATGTATCAGTGGTATCAACAGTATCAATAACATTTACAAGTCTAAACTGCAATAAAGCAGTTTGACCTATTCCAGAATATGCATATGCAAGTTTATCTTGGAATATATCTGCTGAAAAGTCCAAAGCAGTAGATACACCAGTTACACCAAGAAACTGATTAACTGTTTTATCTGTATATTTTACGTTAAGGAAGTTAGAGTTCTTTGTTGGTTTAACTAAGAGTTCACCAGTCTTACCGAATCCAACTGTAGAATCAACAACGATAGAAGTCGAGTCCTCAGCGGTAACTTCAAGAGTTTTAGTTTTGCCTGGAATCTCAAAAGAACCATCAAATGAAGTAGAGTCTAAAGATAACTCATAAAAATCTTTATCACCAACAGGTCTATATTCTACATTGTAAATTGAAGCACTCGCAGTTCCAATTCCAGATATATCTTGATATAGAAAATTACCAACAGAATCAAGAGGTTCTCCACCAAAAAGATTCTCTACAAGTAAGTGTTTTGTCTGAAAATATACGTTAGATGATGCAGAAATAGTTTTATCAATTGGTTTGATAAGTTCAATTTCTTCACCATAAAGTAATTTGAAAAGAATCTGATATGAAGCATCAGTTCCTTTGGACATATAAAAGTCCTTTGCCCTTGTTAAAACATTAGCAATGGACGTTCCAGTAGTAAAAGTTCTATTCTCAAATCCAGGCAAGAACTCTTGTTTAAACTTAGTAAAGAATGTCTGTAGGAATAGATTACTTAAATTAAGTACAACAGTTGTGGCTACATGTGGTTCTGCATCTGTTTGTTGAAAACTTAGAAATTCAGATGCATCTTCTCTGGATATTTGATCAATACCACTAAATCCCCTAGCACAACCTAAAAATTGTGTATCGGTTTTTGAAGTATATGTAATAATCTCATTATCAATCTTTAAGAGACCATACTTGTCAGGCCAACCACTTGTTGATACTACAGTTATAGTAGTTTCACCAGCAAGAATATCAGCGCCCAAAACCGTTCCAGGCACTAGGGTTTCATTGTTAAATGCACTGATTTTCCGATAATCAACAATATTGCTAGCTAAATCACCAACACCCGATTGGTGTTCTTGTGATTGATAATAGACGTTAAGGAATTCCTCAAACAGAGGAGACTCCTGATTCAAGAACTCAGGAATCTGCGACTCAATAATATGAGAGATTTTTACCTTTTTAATATCCGTCATTTATCTTGTATAGACTGAACCGCTTGTGTAGCTGGAGGTGGTGACGTATGATGTAGCAGATGTATTTTCACCAGAAGAAATAACGTCTGGAATAGCACTCACTGTACTATGTTGAACATCCAATTGTAAATACAAATCCTTCAGAGCAATAACGTCATTAGATGAAGGAATTCCTTCTATCTGAATAGTTCCGTTTGCCAATGAAGTACCTGTTATATTTACCACATCTAAAATAATCTCTCCTTTGGAATAATCAATTGTTCCAGCATCGTTTTTAACGACAAGAGGTAGATTATTTTCAAGTTTAAAAAATACTAGTCTTCCTGTGTCAGTTCCTGTTATGGGAATATCACCAAGATAAACTGTTCCACTAATATTACTTACCGTAAATCCTGTAGATTTGATACCATAACCATCACACTTCTGGAAGAACCCGTTACCATAACAAAGTTCATATGTAGCAAATACATTGATCTCAGGTGTTATATCCCTTCTCATCTTAACTTTCGTGATGTTAGAAGTAACACCTCTAGCAGAGTCATCAATTAGACCAACAACTTTACTGTATTTGAATCTTCCACCAAAAGCATTGATATCCGTTGATTTAGAATACGTAGTTAATGTCTTAAGTACAGATGTTCTTAAATCAGTTACATTGGATATTGAGTTTGTGTTGTAATAAACAGCAGAATCAACTTCAACATAAAGGTACTTAAGATCAACAATTTCTGGTTTAATTCCAGCAATAGAATATTGTTTTAATTGTGTGGATATACTATCCTTGGTAATTTGTGATAAGAATGAACCATTTCTAGGTTTTACTGAAATGAAGACCTTTCCATACTCAGGGGGATCAAGTTCCTCACCCCCGTAGGCGGTCACAGACTCGACGTTAGGATAAACATATGGAATGATACCCTTATAGTCGTTTGCCGTTACTGCACGATACTGTGCAGCGTATATACGGGGTGCTAGGTATTTGATTGAACTGATATCTTCTACACTATCACCATTTCCAGCACTAGATGTGGTTGTTAGTAATGAAATACCACTTGTAATGGTTGTATCTGTATCATCCTTTAAAATACCAATAAAGGAGAAGTTACTAGCACCGTTAGCAAGAGGACCATTAGTTACAATGTAAGTTACAGTAACAGTAGCTCCAGCAGGTGGTTTCTTACCTAAAATTCCATCACCAAATAAAATCTCATACTGTTCATCTTCAATTTCCTGAATTAGGAACAATTTAGAAGTAGAATCTACTCTTAAAATATTATCATACAGAGCATATATCTCTTTTGTTGTAGATTCTACTGTAACACGAATAGAAGTAGTATCAATATTCGCATTTGGAAGAACATATCTCTGATTTGGTTGAGAATAGTCAATTGTGAAGGTTTTTGTTAAATAAACACCCTCATAAACGGACATATTATTGAAAAGTGAGACATTATTGTCATCTACAGTGGCAACAAAGTCATCTGGAATGGAAAATATGTACTGACCACCCTGTTGATTACCTAATGCAACCTGTCCAGCTTTTAAAATTACAATTCTAGTATCATTTGACCCCAAATCTACACTGAAATTAACAGTAGCAGTAG